CTTCTTAATAGCATCTAATACATTACTTCCAAAGTCTTTGCTTTGATTTACCTTGTAAGGTACAAAGCCTTGGTGTATAAATTCCAGGATAGCATCCTCTGGTTTTATGGGCCTTGCCTTATAAATGTGGCTTTCTCTTTTTACCCATTCAAGGTAGGCATCATAATTCCTTTTGGCCAATCGTATGGACTTCTCTAGTGTAGTATTATGCTCCTTCATTATCTTCAATGATAGTAAAGCTACCTTAGGGGCTAGCTGTGCATTTTTTAATAGCACCTTTTCATCTGGCTCTAATTTATTAAAGTATTTGTAGGATAGTCTGTGCCTTAGCCAGATTTTAGTCAAATTGAGTTCCATAAGCTTTATAAAAAAAGTGGTCTAATAAGTGTTTTCTACCAGAGCGGCCTGATGTACTTTTAATTTTGTTTTTTAAGAACTTAGCATACCTTCTCCTCCGGGCTTTGTTAAAGGCAAGGTCTGGTGGGAAGAAGTATTTTTTTACTTGGTATCTTTTACCGTACCACCAGAAATTGTTTTTGCCAAGTACCATGCCTTGTCTTATAGCATCTGAGCCCTGAATTATACTCAAGCTCTTTAATATCTGGCTACCGAATTGATTCTTTAATGTAAGTTCAGCCTGAAGCCTGGTGTAATAAGATATTGGGACCAGGTTGATTTCCATGTTATCCGTGTAATACCATGGATAGTATTTTTTCCTAAAAATCTGTGTATCATTTACCTTTCCCATTCTTAAGTCCTCTTACGCATGTACCATACCATATTTTAATAGATTTGATTTTAGCATCTGGGAATTTTTTAAGTACCCGGCTTTGTACCCGTTCTAATGTGAACCCCCTGGTAGCTAATTCGAAGGTATAGGATTTTTTGGTACCTTTGAATAAACCCGATTCATCCCTTTCCCTTTTCACCTTCTTGGGCTTTGGTATGCCCTTTATCCTTTTTACCTTTACTGTACCATCTTCGAGTTCCTCACCAATGAAGCCAAGCCTTAATCGGGTATTCCTTAATGGGTCCCCCTTTTCATAACCGTAGATTGATAATTGGTTATCAACCCAATCATCGAATTGGTCAACCAAAGAAATGTTTGGTTTATCATCTGAATGGTCGATATAAGAAATTAGCCTGTGTACATCAGCAGCAACTACATCAGGGAAAGGCATCCCCCTTATTACAGCTTCCCTTTTGAGTTCTCTGTAAGTTTTTTTGATATTGTAAGTAGGTAGTGAACCTATTTTCTTAAGTCCAGTGGTTTTGTTTTGGTCCACCTTCTTAGCCGCTTTTTTCTTTCTCATTTTTATATGATTTTAAAATTCAATGCAAATATAATACAATTTATTTAATATACAAAATTTATTCAAATAATTTTTCAGGTGCTCTTTTAGCCCCCCTGTTAGGCTTGGGTTCTTTATTCTTTCTTAGGCCCATGCCATTGTAGGCTTTCTCTAAATCCTCAGCATAGAAGTGGATGTTATTAATTTCACTAAAGTTAATAGCCCTGGAAACCGTTTCTCTATATTCTGGCCAATACTGTTGACCAGACCGGGATTTATTGGTTTTCGATTTAAATCTACTTACCAGAAAGCCAAATATATCAGCATGGTCTTCTTTCTTAAATATATAAATATATAGTTTTGTTAATCTCTCTAGTGTAGCCTTATCGTCTTTAACCTGTATCACTGAATACCCATCTTGAAATAATTCTTCGGATATTAAACAGATATAAAACCTCTTTTTAAAATCCTTCTTGGGGTTATAGGTGAACAGGCTTAGCATGTTCTCTATCCTGTTATCTGGTACATTGCTGATATACTTGATGTATAGTTTATCACGTTTGTTTACTCTTCTCTTGTATGCAGAGGGCATCTGGATAACCCTTGGTAGGATTCTTTTATTATTCCACCTGTCAAACTCCATGATTAAGCTGAATAAGGATTGGTCCTGAGGTATTGGTGATTTTTTCAACCTATCCATGTTCTTTATGATATGCTTGCTGTGTATGCTTGGTACAATTAGGGAGGAGTCTCCAGTGTAAGAGGAAGCTTCTAACCTACCCATACGTTTCTCTATGCAAGCTTCAATGTAATCCCTGAAACGTGGGTCCATTACTGATTGGGGGTGAATAATGGATTCAGATTTTACCGTGTTAAAGTAATCTATGAATAGCTTGAAGAATTTCTCAGACCTCTCTTTTATTTCCAGGTATTTGTAATGACTAAGGTTTAATATCTCCCCGGCTTCCCAAGTGGATAGGCCATGTGATAAGCTTAAAGACAGACTGTTCTGCTCCTGGAGTGTTAGTATACTCCAGGCTAAGTTTTCTATATTGTTCATGTTATTTAAAGTATTTGAAGGGGTCTTGACTGTCGCTATCTACAATTAATTCATTTTGCTGAGATAATAGTTTACTTTCATCGAAGCTCTGATATGGAGAATATACAAAGTTATCGAAGGATATTATTATTTCCATGTTACCATTGTTAGGGTATAATGCTACCTTAGCCATCCTGGTATTTATGTTTACCTCTTTGATGGTAGCATCTACTCCATCAAATGGGTAACCTTTTAGTGTTACATAATCACCTTCCTTAAGCCTGGCCAGTTCATTTAAACCATATACCTTGTTCTCTTTGGAAATCTTCCTTAGTCTACGTACCTCTTGAGGTAATACAGTGGCTACTATGGAAAAATCATCGAAATCTTCTCCATCTACCCTTTTACGTAACTTCTTAGGATGAAGTGAGTCTGAAGAGTTTAGGAAGGTTACTATACCACTTATGTCCTTCTTTAGTTTGTTTATGAAAGGCCTAGAGAAAGCTTGTTCAGTAGGTATACGTATAAAGCCATAGTTGAATAGTAATGGTATCTCTTCGTAGATATCCTTGCCTTTTACCCTTTTCTTTAGGATGGATATGGTGGGTATACAAAGTTTTAAGTCATAACCTTTGCTAACAAGTTCTTTATGTATACCAGTAAATGTTTTATTGTCAAGCCTAAATATACACCACTTGTATTTACTTCCTCTTACCATGACTTTGAGTTTTTAAACGTTTACGGGAAGACATGTTTACCTCTGGGTAATTAGAGTATTGCAATATATCAGACGCCATTAGTATAGTTAGCCTTAGACCGTTAGCATTTATGTCCATTGTGTTAAGTAATGCTCTAGATTTAATGGGTATGGTGCTTAGGATTATACCTGCTTGGTCAGCTTCCACCACAAAGAAGTATTCTCCTTTTTTCATACCATTGTACCTCATCATAAGGATGGGTAGCTTACTTCCTCTTTCAGCATCAGCTATTGCCTGGTCCCAGAACTCTAATATCTTTATTTTTTTGTTACCGAGTAGGATATGTTCGAAGTTTATATCCTTATATGACTTACACTCGATACTGAAGGGGAACCTTAAGAAATGCTTCTTATCAGAGCATATAATATCACCAGTAGTATCAGTAGTCCTACCCCATCGTAATCCCCCTGAGGAGGGGACTCTTGCGAATTCGTAGCCTGTCCATGACTGCCACCATTTACATACATCTCGTTCATTTTTACTTCCTTTTTGTCTACTGTTAATCTTTGCCATACTAGTATCGAATTTTTTATTAATAGTGGGTTACCCAAAGATGGTTAAGCCTTTTTCCCTGGCTAGTGTAATTATATTTGCGTTACTAATTGGCAGTGAATCCTTATGTGAGATTACATAGATTGATTTATCCTTTGCCACCTTACGTATCAGAGATACCACTATGTCAACATTCTCAGAATCCAGGTTTTCAAATATCTCATCCAGGAACAGTATGTTAATACCTAATGATTGTGTACTCATTATGTGAGTAGCAAAAGCCATTGCAAGGTGTACCAGTTGTTGCTGTCCACCTGATAACTCCTTATAATCTACTATGTTACCTTCTAGTTCTATGAGAGTATAGAAATCCTTCCTTGCAGATTCTAGGTCAATACTGAACTCTACTTGGAAGCCTAAGATGCTAGCATATTCTCTCATATAGATATTCAACTCATCAAGTGAGGACTCAAATATATAAGATTTTATTCCCTTGTTACCAAGTGGCCCATCTACTACCCATTTATAATTATCAATCAGAGGTTTGATACCTGCTATGCTTTTCTTTACCAAGTCCACCTTAGCCTGGTACTCCTTGATTTGAATGGTGTATTCTTTAACCTGGGGTGGTTTATTTTTCTTTAGTGAGCCTAAAGAGTCAACCAGGTATTTCCATTTGTCAGTTAGTCCTTCATTACGGGATATAGCTTGTTTAACCTTATCCATCTTCTCACTAACCCTATCCATCTCTTCCCTTATCTTGGCCACATTTTTATGATAACCATTTATGTAGTTAAGAGAGTCCTTCATTTTAAGTAAACGTGATTTAGCTTCTGATGGTTTCTTATCTATCAGCCTTATCAGGTCATCTATGAAATGTGATAGTACTTCTGGTTTTGATAAGTCTACTGAGGATAATTTAAGCCTGTATTGCTTTGATAAATCATCGAGCCTTTCTCTTATATCCCCTTTGGCATTAGATGCCTTAGCTAGACGGCTTACATAATCTATGCCATTTATGGATTTTTCCATTTCCATTCTAGCCTGTTGTGCTTTATCTCTAAGCTTCTTAACCTCTTCACCATGATTCTTTTGGAAATTCTCTAGTGAGTTTTTTGCTTCTAAATTAAGTTTCTTATATTCAATAAGAAGGTTTTCACTAGTGACCAGTTCTTTTAGGAATACTGAATGCTTTTGTAACAGTTTATCATATTCTTTTTTTGCCATATCCCTGGCTTCAGAGATATAGGATAAGTTGAATATCTCCTCGAATAAATCCTTCTTATCTGTTGATGATACCTGTACCAGTCTCTTTAGGCCCTGGCCAAACATTACAGAACTAAGGAACAGATTGGGTGACAGCCCAAGGTCTTGGATTATTTTATCCTGTATTTCATTTTTCCTTTTCTCTTCAATCTCAACATTGTCGATTATATATACCAACCGATTCTTACCCTTAGAACCTCTAACGTCGCCCTTATAATTGCTGCAACGTATTACTTGATGTATGTGACCACTCTTTTCAAAGTACTGAGATACCATAGTACCTTGATACTCTTTTGTCTGGAACTTCTTCCAAGTGTTTACATTCTTTACATCTTCTTTTAAAGGTTTACCATACAATACCCAAAATAAGGCTGATAAAAAAGAGGACTTACCTGAACCGTTTCGTCCCCTAATTATTGTAACTCTATTTGTTGTTAGGTTAGTTTCAAAGTAACCTATTGAACAATATCCTTCTATTGTTAAGTTTCCAAATCTAATCATTTCCTACCCTTTCCAATATGTTTACTAAAAGTTTTTTCTTGTCCTTATCTACTATGCCATTTGCCTTGAGATACTTCCTGACCAGTTTCCTACGTGATAAGCCAATGTTTATGTCATTGCTGGGTTTATCATCAGTCTTAGGCATGGATTTACCAATTACTGTGTAATAGTTACCATCATCCTTTATTTGTTCTGAGTCCTCAACATCTATGAACCTTGGTAGTTTATTAGATAATGATATTTGTTTTACTGTCATATCATCATAGATAATTATATAACCCATATCACTTTCCCGGTCAGTTCTTCTTTGCTGATGAGTAGCACCTATTATATAAACCTTTTTGGATAGCCTTTGATGTTTATGTATGTGGCCTATGAGTACTAAGTCAAACCTGTTCAATAGATTTAAGTTTAAGTTCTCTACACTGTCAACTACAGAACCATCGGTATCTTTTGCACCGGGGTAATCTGTATGTAGTAGTAAGATGTTCTTATTCTTAGCCAGTTTTATTCCACTTACATATTCATTTAAACCCAGGTTCCTATCCAGGTATGGTACACCATGTACAGTTGCCGAGCCAATGTTCCTTGAACCAAAATCTATGCAATGTAGGGACTGGGATAGTTTACAAATAGATTTGAATAAACTTGGTGAAGGTTTACTTTGTGTATTGTTAAACTTCATATCATGGTTACCAGAGATACCAATTATATCTTTGTCCCATTTATTAAGCTTGTTGGATATCAATTCACTAGATAACTCAAATAACTCCGAGTCTATGTTCTCTGGCTTATGAAAGAAATCACCCCCAAATAATACTGTGCCTACCCTATGTGTTTCGCAAGCTTCCATAATCAGAGAGAGAACCTTGAAGTGATTCTTAGTTCTCTCTTTATTATCATTAAACTTACTCCACATATTAAGATGAATATCTGAGAAGGCTAATGCAATTGGCTTAGACATACCTTAGGAAATTCAGTATCTCAGTTTTACGTAAATCAATATCTGATTCTTCTATCACCATGATTTTCAATGGTTTCCCCTTAGAGTTAGTTACCACAATAGCCAGTTCTTCATGACCCAATTGTTCACATGAGTAACCTGGGACCAAAAACGAGTCATATAGTACACCTGACATGATTGATGATATCATCCATTGGAAGTAGGTGTTTTTTACCCTTTTAGAATTATCCTCTACCTTCCAGTTTCTGGCTATACCATAGGTATGAGATAACATTATTACATGAGTAAAGTCGTTCACAATATATTCCTGGCATTTTTCAATAAACTCTTGTACTGTTTCATCAGTAACCCCCCTACCAGATAATTTATAAAGAAAATAAGCAATACTGTCTAAATAGGAGCGATCTGTTACAAACCCATCAAATTCTTGGTATTTCTTATGCCTTAATTCTCTTAGCTGTACCTCTTCAGCTAATAGTGGCTCGTCGTTCATTTGTTGTTGGTGTATACTGGCCGTATGAGGCAGTAAATCAGACATTGACGAACTTATGAAAGGTATTGATAGGGTTTCTGATACCCATTTAGCTAATGTGGTTTTACCAGTACCACTAGCTCCGGAGAATGCTACTTTGTAATTTGCCATTGTTTTAAATTTTTGTATATATTAATAAATTCATTTGATTGTAAAGAGTTCATCTGATACCTGTCAAAGATTATCATGAGTCTTTTAGTATTTATAGTCTTCCCATATTTAATGGGCAACTCAGTAAGCTTCAACGGATGTTTCTGTATGAAGTAGTTCAAGTCAATCAGTTCCTTACCTAACCAATGAGCTTCCTGTATTACCTTATTTATACCATCTGGGTCCCGGTCAATATAATTCTGAATTGATTTATGATTGTCCAAGAATAAGCGAGCCTTAGCTGGACCAATTCCCTTTGCACCTGGTATATTATCCGAAGTATCACCAGTAAGAGTTAGGTAGTCTACACATTCATGTGCTTCATAACCCATTATCTCCTTACAATTATGTACCGAGATGATATTTTCCTTTGATGGTGATATTACCTTTACCCTTTTATCAATTAATTGGCAGAAGTCTTTATCAGAAGATAAAATTAGCACATTTCCCTTATATAGGTTACTTAGTAGTGCAATAAAATCATCAGACTCATAATTATGAATAAAAGATTTATCAAATACTACAGGCACCATTAAAAGTTTCAATATCCTACGTAATGCTTTCTTCTGATATTGTAGGGAGTCATAATCCATGCCAAGCTTAGTTCTACTTCCCTTGTAAGTGGGAAGTATCTTGGTTCTGAATTTAGACCTGCCATTATCAAAGGTTACAATTACATGGGATGGATTGAACCTGTAGATATTTGAATGTAGGGATTTTAGGAAACCATATATTGCCCCAGTTGGTACACCCTTAGCTTGTAGACCTTTGAATTTATGGAAGCTCCGGTGCAATAAGTTCTCGCCATCTATTAATAATAAGGTATTATCAAATCTATTCGTCTTCTTCGTCTTCATTTGGCTCATTGTCTAATTGGGATTCATAAGATATCTCTCCCACTATTGGGTATAAGTTGCCTTCCATGCTTTCCAGTTTCTTCCTGAGAGTACCTATGGTATTTACTTCAGCTTTCTTAAGTAAACGTCTTCTCAGTTCATCATCCTCGGATATTTTCTTAAGGAAAGCTTCTTCACCTCGGCAAAGGGTTTTACCACGATATGAATAAGTACCTGAGCTGTTTTTTGTAACTACTTCCTTTTCAAGGAAAACATCCTGAAGGAAGTAATATGGGTCAAACCCAACGTAGCCTTTGTATGCTTGATTATAATACATTGGAGCACCCTTTATTGTTGTCCTTGGGGGAGCTACCTTGTTCTTCTTAACCCTTATTGATGTTTGTCTACCAACCTTTAGTTCTTTACCTTTTATCTTAGCCATGATTTGTTTACCACCATAGAAACCAATTCTTTGAGAAGCATAGAATGCTAGAGCTTTCCCACCGGGAGTTGTGTTATGAACTAATATACCAGCATCGGTAGAACCAGCCAAGAAATTATGATTACCCTCTATGGTTAAATCATATTTATGGTATCTCTTACCAGTGTTAGCCACATTAGCCACACATACCACTTTTGACCAATTCAATAGCTTTCCATTTGCCCAAGCAGCTAAGTAATCTTCACCTCCTAATAGGTCTTTAGTATTAACCCAACCCCTATCTTTAGTAAGATACCGATGATTGTGTGTGCATACTATTTTTACGCCATTTTCAGTTTCTACTGAAAGCCATTTATCGGTGGGGTCTTTTTCAACCCAGCCTACAATTGGTTTTTCTTCCCAAGTGTTTGACTCAATGTTTAATGACCATACTTTGCCTTTTACTTTGTTCTTAACTATATCCCCAATACTCATTGAGGTACCATTTGTGAAAGGTACCATGGTGTTATAATGTAGGCAATCAGGGTCGCCAAACATACCAGCAGACAGGTTCTTTCTCAATTGATTAATATAAATTTGGCAGATGCCCAATTTGAAGAGTAATTCTGAACGGATACGGAACATTTTATAAATTGCCTTAGCTCTGTTACCCATATCAGCTTTGGAGTCTACCATTTTAGAGTTGATGTTTTCCATGCAATCTAATGCTGCAGTTGAGTCACATACAAATAAGATGGGTTCATTATGAGTAAGTTTAGACCTCCAATAGATAGACATATCAGCAATCCAGTCTGATATTACCTCTACTGCAGTTTCCCTTAGTACTATGATACGGTCTAGGTTTATTTGATTTTTCTCAGCCCATTCATTTGTGAATGCTTGTTCTGCATCAGCCCATAGAACTATACCACCTAAGTCTGTAGTTACAGAAGCAAAGCTTAATGCTGCAACTGATTTACCAGAAGACTCTTCACCAAATATCTCTAGAATCTTCCCATAAGGTATGCCACCACCCAATTGATGGTTGAATGCTAATGACCTTGAGGGTAACCAAGGTAAATGTGAGTCATCCTTTTTTGAGGCAATGGACATACCTGGATATCTCTTATTTAATTCATTCTCGGTGGGTATTTTTAAACCTACCTTTGTTTTCTTTGCCATGTCTTTGTGGTGTTAAATAAAGTAAGCGGGTCGGATAATACCAGCCCGCTTACTCTAAAGTTGTTTTGTTTTGTTGTTCTAGATATCGCGTTTTGGTTTACCCACGATTTTCTTTTTTTTCTTAAAACCACTTGAGGGTTTTTGCTTTGGTTCTTCATCCTCTATATCAGTTTTAAGGAACTTACCCAGAATCTCTTCCAGTTTTTCATATGATGGGATTTGGACCCTTACGATTTTTTCAAGGTCGATGGGTTTACGGTAGTTTTTATCCAATGCTTTTTTCTGGCATGGTGATACAGTATAGGCAGTATCATTTTTACCTTGACCCGAACGTGTGATCTTGATATCATAGCCATCAACTGGGTCAGTCATATCCCCCCATTCATCATCATCAAGGAAGAGTTCAATGATATCCTGGTAAACTCCCCTTGCAACCATAAAACCCTTATCAATTCTATCTGGGTCAACTTCTTTACCCTTTTCATCTTTGTAACCAATACCACCAAGTACATACTTGCGTTTTGGTACTAAGCGTTTTGCTAACTCCTTGTCATCTTCATCATCGGATTCTTTCAGTTCCTTGAATTTTTCCATGATTGGACAAGGTTCATCGAAAGTAGCTGGTGATATTACTCCACCCAAATCCCCCCCGAAGTAGAATTGGATTATTTCTATTGCTATCTCTGCATCTAGCCCTGGTGATTTTAATCTTACTCTGGTAACACCCTCTTTTGGGTAAATTAAACCTGAGCCATTGCCCTTGGATTCTAATTCCTTCTTACGGGCAATCATTTTCTCTCTTGTTGAAAGTCCACTAGTTTTCTTGGTGGTAGCTTTCGCTTTTGTTTTAATCATCTTAATTGTTGTTTTGAACGTAAATTACTTCATTGATACTTAATACTCTTATCTGTAGCCCATCGGGCAATTTGATATCCTTCAGTTTGCTTTTTATTTCTGTTATCTCTTTCCCAGCATAATCACCATAGTAGATTATTAACCCAGTGCCCAAGATATTATTATACTCCCGGTATTCTTCTGTTAATTCACCACATTGAATTTGTACCCCTCTTTTAGCTAAGCCATCCTTATCACCCTTTGGTATGATTAAACCTGATGGTAGTTTTGTGTCCACATCTAAAGTGGCAATTACTAATCGGTTACTTGGTGGGATACCTAAGGTAGCCATCTGTGCCGAAATTAAACCTGCTACATGAGCTGAAATTACTCCAATTTCCATTTGTTACTTTTTTAATTGATTTATACTGTTGTTATCTTTCTTTTCTTAAATTAGCTGATAGAGTTTGTATTATCGCTTGTCTTGATTCAAATGCCTTACATATATCATCCAATGTGGAAGCTTTTGTGCAAGCCTTTAACCACTTTTCAAATAGTGATATATACTTGCTACTTGTGTTAGCTTTATGGTTTGCCTTTTCATTGGTCATACCATTTGAATTTGAGTCTTTAAAGAATAAGTATGCTTCACTATAGGCAATATCCTTTTGTCTATCTAGTAAATTTCTTTCCTTTATTGCATTAGTTCTTAGCATTAAAAGAAAAGAATAGCTAGAAGGAAACTCTTTTAATTGGGAATTGATTACCGATTCACTTATTGTTAGTTCTTCTGTTACATTTATTTTTATCTTCTGCCCTTTATATACCAGGATGATGCTGTCCCTTTTTACTTCACTTATTTTTATCGCTTCCATACTTTTTAAAAACTTCTTTAAACTCTACTGGATAATCTGATATCTGGATGTGCTTTGTCTCTTTGTGTAGTTGATAATAGTCATCTTTACTAAAAGTAGGCAATAGCATTTTACTATAATCATACCCAGCTACAAATGGTAACTCTTCAGCATAATTACGACCAATACCAAAATCTACTGCCATCTCAACATCATTGATTTGGAATCCGAAGTATTTCTTGGTTGCTGGGTTTTTACATATCTTCCACATCTCATGTACAAGGAATGTGGTTATATCCTTTGCATCTATTTCAAATACCAAGGAGTCATGTACTGTAGTACACTCATGGAAATAAGGTAATTCACCCCTCTTTACTTTCTCCCACATAATGATTGAAGAGAATAGTGCAAAGTCGGTAGCAGTTCCCTGTACGGGTGCATTGGATGAAAACCTGAGAGCTTCTAGGTATTCCCTATAAACATCAGAGTATACTCCTGGTAATCTTCGCTTCCTACCAAACATGGTTTTTACCCAGCCTTGTTTTTCAGCTTTCTTATGCTGTTTCTGTATGAACTTGAGGATATTGGGAAAGTCTTGGAAGAACTCATCAAGGAATTTTTGTGCTTCCTCAATAGTAACTATTTCCCCTTTGTCGGGGTCTGATAAACCCTCTGCTAATTTCATGGCAGTCTGTTCATAAGCAATACCAAAGTTAATTGTGTTACCAGATAGTACCACCTTATTATTTCTCCTGGTCACCAGGTTTCTACTTGGTACTGTTACGCTCCACATGTCAATTGGTTTTTTAGACTCATGTAATTTAGCATTCCTAAGATTTACTCGGGAGTATGGGGAAATGGATAATTTATAGGTTAGTATAACTCTCCCACCACTCTTACGTTTTACTACTCTTATGCCGCATAGAGTACCCATAGCTTGCATTACATCAGCAGTCTGCTCTACTCTTGTAGTGAAGTTTACTCTGTCTGATTTCCACCTTGTGTCTAAATGAGAATCCCAGTTGCCAGCTTCTTCAAGGAATACGGGCATATCTAAAATCATTAGGGAGCCCCAGGATAATTTCTTATCCTTGCCCACCACTTTTAGTAGCTGATTATATATGCTTATGTTCTCTTTCTTGGGAAGGTAAAAATGAGTATTACCCTTTGGGTCTAATCTCTCGGTGAAATATATTGACATTTCATTTAATAAATTACGGCACCTTTCTACCTTCCTTGGTTTGGAGAAACCAAACCTTATTTTACCACCTCCATTGATATTACCATCAGCGGTGAACATGGCTATAAACCTTGTTATTTTTTCACCATACTCTGGTTTATCTTCATAGAAGCCGGCACTTGGCATATACCCCTTTTTACCCACCAGGTTTTCAAAGTCGGTTTTTATCTTAAGATTATTCCGGCTTATGAATAATGTCTTATGGTCATGGGTTACCTCCATATCTATATTCCTATCAGTATATGAGTAATTCCTTTTAGAGAAAACCATACCATAGTTCTCTGGTTTAACAAATTCTATTTTCTCTGAGTCAAAATGATATTGGGCAACCATAGAAGCCTGGTCATAGGAATCTAACCTTTGCCAGCCATTAATGGTTAATATCTCGGTATCACCAGTATAACATTTGGCTTGCTTCCTTCGCTTCTTCCATTTGGTATACTCGGGATGTTGTTCATCCTCATATATTAACATTATCTCATCATAGTCTTCCTTGAACTTCTTACAGGCAGATGCTAAGTGGATATCTCTACCAGTCCTAAACCATTCAAGCATCGTTTCCTCTTTTGCAAGGTGAGCAAGTACCCTTAGCTCGGCCTGAGAGTAGTCCATCATCAGGTATAATTTACCTTCACCAGGTATCATCATCCTTTTGATATCTGGATTGGTAGTTACCCTTGGTAAATTTTGGAAGTTGGGGTCGTTACTGCTGTTATGATGGATTATGTTGTTAGCTACATAGCTATGGTCTATATCCACGGTTATATCACAAATGGTTTTTACACCTACGGATTCTATTGAAGCTATTTTAGATTGTGTTAGCATGGTATTCTACGTTTTAGTTTTTTTCTCAACCCCTCGAGGTTCTTTATTTCAAAATGTTTTACCCTTATAATGGTATAACCATTGGCAATGGCTAAATCAGTTTTTGGTTTATCTTTTTGTTCAGTATGATATGGCCCATCATATTCTATTATATAATTACCAACTTTAAAATCATAGAAATATGGCTTTAGGTAAAACTGATTTTCTACCTTATGCCCAAGGCTAACCAGTATACGCCTAACCTTATACTCTGATAAATTAGCTACTAGTTTTAGTGGTCTCCCACCTTTCCTATTAACTGCCTGTCGTATATACTTCTTGGTTGTCTTTATAAAGTCCTTTATTTCATAATACCACTCATTCAATTCTTGAAGTTTATCCTCGATTAGCTCTGGGTTGTCCCTTAGGTTATTTTTAAATAACTCAGTTATACCAGGTACCAGGTGTTCCAGCCTTGATAAATTATCATGCCATATTTCAATCCTTTGGATACCATTGGCGTTTTTCATTTTATCTACCCTAGAAGCCTCTATCTCGGATTTACTGTAATGATAATTCAGGGAGTTATTAAATAGCCTAGAGCCTATACCAAGTTCCCTTGCTTTTTTCCTGGAAACCCTCCCCTGTACAATAATCCTGTCAAAGTCATCCTTAGGTATAATTCGGTATTTACCTTCTGAAGAATTAATGGTTATAAGACGACCTGCATATAATGTGTTCATTAGTTATGTCTTTTAATTTCATCCAACCTTTATTAGTAAGGAAAATATGGCTATTTGTACATTCTATGGTATTACCATTCTCTAAGGTTACCTTAAACATCTCTTCACTCCCCTTGTTTATAGCGTGAGTTATTTTATGATATTCCCCATTATGAGTTAATGCTTCATAGTTTTCCTTAAGTTCAATAACACCTGGATGCTCTGGTATTATGTCTCCAATCCTTAATAGTCCACTAGAAGTTTTTATAAGACTGTTACTAGCAATACACATTCTACCAGTGACAGTGCCGTGTATGTTGAACGTTGGATGAATCCTTCCATCCATACCCAATTTTTCTCTGATGCCTAATACAAAGGTTGAGTTTATGGTTACCAGTTTCCTTAGCCCTAATAATTTATTGATAAATCCATCCTTGTCATATTTCCTCAATTCAAGGATTGTTTCCTCTGCAGTACTGGGGTTATTGGTTGGCTTATTGAATTTATCCTTGGTGTATATCAGTATGGGGAATTTATAGCCTCGTTTATTAGTATACAATAACTGAACCATTTGTTGTTGAGAGTTTAAGTTTAATGGCTCGAATACGGCTTTCTCCTCATTGGTTTTAGGAGTGCCCATTCTAATCCTTACTTTTTTCTCTGTACGCAACGCAATCTGCCTCTGTACCTTTGAAGAATCATGGTCTGGTTTCTTTTCAAGCTCTCGTATCTCTTCATTTATTTTATCGATTAGTTTTTCTTTACGTTCTTCTACAAATTCCCGGTAGAACCTTTTCACTTTACGAATGGCCATGAGATTATTAGTGGACTCATTGATTAGCCTTTCATATTTCTCTTTTAGTTGGTCATTGAATTCCACATCCAGTTTCATACCCCCATATTCGGCTTCTTGCAGGACCCTGCTAGCCATCATTATTAAGTTTCTGAATAAACTGTAGAAGCCTAAGTCTATCAGTTTCTTTTCAAAGAATAGGGATAGCCTAAGAGTTGCATCAGTATCCTTTGCACCATACTCTGATAAGCCCAATAATGGTTTTTTATCCCATGGTAATTTACTACCAGGATAATTCTCATAGCCACCCATATCGGGTAGATATCTTTGAACCATTTCCTTTAGCCCATTGGGTTTTTCCTCATCGAGTAGATATTTTGCAAGCATACCATCTATTACATATCCTCTAGAGAAAATAAAATACTTAACCATGATTTTATTATCAAACTTCCAATTCCATGCTACCTTAGTTATTTCTGGGTCCTCTATTACTGCCCTACCAAATTTAGTTAGCAGCTTTAACCACTTGCCATTTCCACCTTTGGCTTTGTCCCGGAATTTACTATCAAAATGATTTAAAGGTAAAACTAATGATGAGCCAACCTGAAATGAAACTGATAGAATGGTTGGCTGGAATATTGGGCTAAATAAATCTACAGTAGTGGTCTCAAAATCAAAGCAAGCATATTTTGTGAACTTACAGGCTTGAATAAGTTTATCTAATTCATCCTCCGTTTCGATTATCTTGTATCTTGTTACCATATAGACAAGTAAGGGAGGCTAAACTAGCCTCCCATTTTTTAGTTGTGTGAATTATAATTCGTTGATTGAAGCCTTCAATTTGCTCCAGTCCTTACTGTAAGCATGAAGAGAATCAATGGTATGATAAAGGTAGCCTGGTTTAACGTTTACTTGTTCAGCAACATACTCCATTAATTTCCAAGCCAAGTAAACATCATTACCAAAGTGTGATACTAAATCAGCAGACCTTTGGTGATAGCATATATTTAGGTACGGTGTACCATTCCTTTCCCTGATTAAGAAGTCGTAGTACATTGAACATGGGATACGTTTACTACCATTATTATTTGCCACATCCTCAATGGTAAAAATAGGAAGTACTGCCTTACGGGTATCATTATCCTTTTTGAGTAATTCGATTACCAATGTAAGATTGGGTAACATATAACCTCTACCAGATTTATGTGACATGTGCATTATCCTTTCATTGTAAGAATAATCGAATATCAATTCGGTAGCTTCTCCCCCGTCTTCTAATTCCTTGAATGAAGTGAATTTTTTGTGGAGTACCAAGAAGTCTTCCCATAAGTCTTTTCGGATTTTATAGGCTTCACCGGGATTTAAGTAATGGATTTTGTTTACACCATGTGTTGGTTTGATAACCCTTTCCTGGAATTCAGCCTGAGTCCATTCAATTGAACGTGGATCATGAATGAATAGGTATTCTTCTCTGTCGAGTTTAGTCAAGCAGTATTGCTCGCATATTAACTCTTTGGTAGCAAACCCCTCTTGGTTTTCTATAACTTTATTCTGGTAGGTTTTTGGTTTAACCACATCCCCCATTTCCCATAAGTTTCTGCCCAGCTCGGACATTAACTCATAACAATTACTGTAAATCCTCATTTCTCTTGTTTTTGTTTATGAATTTTTGTTTAAATTTTTTCCTTTGTGATAATGTTATGCAATCGTCCGGGTATTCAATGTCATCGTATTCCAGCTTTAAATCTTTAGCGTATAAGTGAGTAACCACATGACCCTGATTTTTGAATGCTTCCGGTGATAAGCTTTTTGCAGTTCTTAAAAATACCTTATAACTACCAAAAGTAGTAGGCTCATTCAGGAACTTATTTAATGTAATTAGTACATTTTTAGTCCATGAGGTATTTTTACCTTCAAGCAATTCCCTAATATCTTTATGCCCATGATACAGTACTAGTGTTTCTGTGTTGCAATACATTTGGATGGCATATATATTAATCATGAATGTTTGATGTTCTCCATATACATATTCACCCATCCTCTGTATTAACAATAAATCAAAGATTAACCTTTTAGTTATCTCTGAAGAACGGAGTACCATTGTTATAACCGGGATATCATCATTTAACCTCCTTGAAAATGTTGCAGCTAATAAACAGCCTTTGCCATTATCATGGGTATTATCAAATGAATAAGATATATTGTAGTTCTGGTTATTTTTGGACTGGAAATAGCGAACTTTAGACCTTAATAAGTCTAACTTATTAAGATTCAAGTAATTATTTACTAGAGTTGTCCATTTTTGCCCTTTATAATTAAACATCCTACCATAATCAAAATCGGGGTCTACCCAAGCCTTCTTAATCTTTACGAAGATGTTGAATGAAGCAGACATGCCACTGGTATATGAAGAACCAGATTCGAATAGTTTCCTATGGTGTTTAAGGAAATACTCATTTAATTTCTCCCATGCTTCTTGGGATGTAGAGAAGGATAGTGGATGTACTACCTCCTCTACTGAGCCACTTACTTTAGCCATTAGTATTTACTGGCGATTCGAAAGTTATTTGCAAGATTTTTCTTAAAGTACAGATGGAATATCTGCTTATCCGTCATCCCCAAGAATTTGAAATAGCCACACATATAAATAAACCCTTCAACCAGTTTAGCCTGATACATGGATTCATTGGTCATTACTCCAGTTTGTTTCCAGGGTTTATTCTTAAGGCAGTTCCTTGAAATGTTCAGAGCATAGGTAACTGCCCATAGGAATTTTTCCGATATCTCGTTTATGCCATATTCACCAAAGAACAGAGTAGTACCACCTGGTACATATTCTAGTTGTTCATCAGTTAATAAGTTTGATAGCTTTACTTGCCCAGCTTTATTAAGGTCATAATTTACCTTAGACATAATCTCGGCATACCCAGCGTGCATTGCTATAGTTAGTATACCATTATCACCCTCAAGTTCTGTATTCACAACATAACCCATTGGTGGGAACCACTTGGTTTCAATATACTTTAGGATATCCTCTGGCTGGATATTAGCGAAGATTAGTAACTCAACCATGAAGTGCATTGCATCTGCCTGTTCTTCATTTAGGTTCTGTAGGTGATTAATAATCATCTTCTTATCTTCAGGTATTATACCACCAATGAGGAATTGGTTCTTGATTACCAGTTCGATTACCTCCTCATGGGATTCGAACCCCTCAGCTAATTCCTCTATTACTCTACCGGTAAAGTCCTTCAGTAGGATTTGGCTTTTCTTAGTATTTACATCTACTGGGTATTGGGGTAAGCCCTCAACCTTTACATACTTGTCAACAAGTAATTTCTGTAACCTGTATATTTCTTCCAGGTATTGACCATCCTTTACATTGGTTGGCTCTTCTTTAAAATCCCTTATGTCCACGGCTTTTAATTTTTTTTTGGGTTAGTATTTATTTTGTTTTTAATGAACGATATATAGAACGAGTATCTTCTCTCGATATTTTAAACTTAGCTTGGGCTTTGTCTAGTGCTTCTTTTTTATTTGAACCACCTCTTACCAGTCCTCTCATGTACTTTTTTACTGCTGGGATATCTATAAGAACATCCATATCCTTGAAGTGCTGTTCCTTTTCAATTTCTCCCCTTGTCTTGTTTAACCCCTGAGCAAATACTATTGCACATAACTCAGAATCCCCACACATCTTACATTCTGATGTAGTGAGGTCATATCCCTTGCCAAAACAGGGGTCACCATTAGAACCAATCTCATGTACTGTTAATGGTTTTAATATATCTGTCTTTTCAAGTACTACAAGGTTGTTGCTAACCTTCTTTTTGTTTTTCTTTAACATATCAATTTTGCTTTGATTTATCATAGTCTATTTGTTGCTCAACCAGTTCGGGTGTAGAACTTTCTAGGGAGACTGGGGGTTGTACACCATAGGCGGTAAGCCAAACCCTCTTATCCCTCAGGATATTCTCAATATCCGTTTCATCTAATTCCCAACATGATATTATTAAAGGGATTGTTTTTGGGTTATCACCGGGTGTGGTAATTCCTACTGATAATGTGGGTAACGATCCACATTCTAATTCACTGTTCTTAGGCTTTGTGAAAACTGAGTTTTGGCTTTGGAATTGGATTGGCTTCATATTTATTTACTTTTATTATTGGTTTGTTTATTTTACTGTAGTGAGTTATGTTTAGTGAACCCTGCAATGTATATACCATTACTGTGAAGTTTACTTCTTCAGTTCCAGGGTATTTATGCTTTATCAACTTAGCCTGCGATACATAAGTTGGAGATGGAGCATTCTTAAAGTGGCAATGTACTAAGAAAGCATTGGACTCTGTCTCACTCTTCATGCCTATGAGTAATGCCAGCTTTACAAGCTTATGTGATTTGAATTTACGCCAGGTTATCATTGTGATAATTATTTTAGTTGTGGTAATGCTATACCGGGGTTCCCCCATTTTAATTCTTTACACCCATGACCCCACCATACCCATAGTGGATGTGATGATGATATCACCTTATGATATTCATGTTGGGGTTTGAATTCATGGGAGTGATAATCTATATCTGAATGGCTACCAATTGATACCCTTTCCAGGGATTTCCTATCTTTACAATATATCCAGGCACCATCTCCGCATGGTTCCCATGCTTCTGCATGTGTGAGTGGTGTTAACCTTATACCTATGGTGATATCTATACCATGGTGGTTTACATCTACTAATTTTTGTTCTCTTGTTATCATATTCTTTTGTTATTATATACTTAATGCCTTTATGCTTAAGAGCTAAGATTCCCCCAGCCTGAGAATAAAGTAAACTTAATTAGTCAGCCTATTATCCATAGGGTTCTTACTTCTTTAGAACCATTACAGTTAAGCCTTCTTTGGTATAATATCGTTTTCTGTGATTAGCATGCTTGGTAAGATATTTACCATTGAATACAATGTCATCTAAGTATGCTTTGCTTTTGCTTTCATGGGTCCTTACTAGACGTCCAAGTAATTGAATCATCTTTTCATTTGAGTCCATGCTTGCGGTATTCTGAAGATACCTTAATAGAGGGAAGTTCTTTCCTCGGGCAATGAATGAATTAGATATGAGGATATCTATTTGCCCATCTCTAAATCTTTTTATTATATTGTTACGGCTTTTAGTGGCAACTCCACTATGCACATAGGCAAGGTTTATTCCAGAGTCTAGTCTATCTTTATAGAATTTATAAAGTAATTCACAATGCTCAATATATTTGGTTACTATGAGCATGGGTTTTCTGCCCTTATTATAATTGAACATGGCCCGGTTAAGAGATTTGAGATAGGCCTTTTTGTTTTTACTTATCACTGCTTCATATTCGGAGGGATAATCCTTATACCATTTCTTTTCTATGTTGAACTTGGTAGGGACCATCTTAACAATTACATTGGTGGAGTCACCAGATTCTATGGTATCTTTTAACCTTACCTCAGTAAGACGGTTGCCAAGGAAGCATCGGATATTTTGATTGTGAATGAAGTCCTTCTTTAGTTTGCTTAGGTAAACTGTACCTGATAGACCTATACGGATTTTGGTATTCCACAGATGCTCAATTACACCCTTATAGGTTTTGTTATCAGCCAAGTCACACTCATCAATAAGTACAATATCGATTGAGGATAATTCTTTTTGGTATACTGATAGGTTCTGGGATATTGATTGTACCATTCCTATTGAGAAGTTTGACCAATTGGTTACCTTTCCACCCCGTATGAATGTTATGGGTTCATCATTAATCAGTTTAGGAAACTCATCCCTGGATTGTTCCAGCCAATCCGAGTCATTGGTTATTAAAAGGGTTTTGAGTTTACCTTTGAATGATTTGTGAATAGCGGCCATTACCAGTGACTTACCAAAGTTAACTGCTAAGTCCTGCACACCTATGTAGAATGGTACTCCTCCAACCTTGTTACTTAGAATGGTCTCTAGTACAGCTAATTGCCTTTCTCTTAGAGTTAGTTCTCCTACTTGCTTTGGTATTACTGGTTTGATACCTATTGGGTCCCTATCATCTATTACCTTTACTGTATGGCCCAATTCTATTAACCTTTCGTAAACATTTGGAAGTAGGCCTATTTTGAATTTACCTCTGTCTGTAATGTAATGAACCATACCATCCCAGTTTCCCCTGCCTTTAGTGGTAATGTAGAAAGCATTTGGGTGCTTAACAGTGTATTCATTATACAGTTTATTCAAAACAACCAGTGGCCCATCTAAGAGACACTGGTTACAGTTGATTATGATTATGTTTATCTTCATGTTTTTAATTTAAAAGGGTAAATCATAGGATTCTAGTACTGCCATCAGTTTCTGGTGAAAGTCCATCATATTGATATTACCATAAGTTTTGTGGAAGAGTTTTATCAACCTTCTTGTTTGCCTCAAACTTAGATGGGCATAAGATACCTTGCCTTTGAATATCTTCTTTACTTTTGGGTATATGAGATTAATATCTGGAGTTATCTTACCCATACTACCCCCTTGAAGCTTCTGCCTCTAATGCCTTATCATCGAGTTCCATCTCATCAATGTTACTTTGCATGATAAGTTCTGTTAGTTTATAACCATCTACCCCATGCTGTTTATCAGTGGATTCCATTGGTATGATAGATACCATACCATGTACAGTCATCAGGCCTCTTTCTGTAATCACTTCGTTAGTTTCAGCCACTAACCATTTTCTTCCGAATTGAAATTTAATCGTCTGTTCCATACTTTTTTAATTTGTCCCAGAAGCCACTTGATATGGCTTGCTTAGGTTTTGTTTTTGTTATTGACATGTTGTTTTGAAATAAATACTTGTTTAATCTTTCCAGAGCTTTCTCTCCGGCAAGGTTTTCTGGAGCTGGTAAACCATTGCAATAATCTAAGGCTTCGAATTGAGCATCCAACCAAACCTCTGGTTCAATACCAAGTTCCTCACATTTAAGTCTAACCTTAAAGAATGCTACCATTTTTAGAGGCTTGTTTAAAAAGGTTTCCTCTATCCCAGTTTTACTGGCCACCAATGAAACATAATCATCATGGACTGCCTTAGTTTTTCCTGGTTCCTTATCCTCATCTAAAATAAGTTTTGCCTCATATTCCTGACCAATAGCTTCACTCATATTAATAAACTTGCTTATGTAGGAGTGCATTGAGCTTATCTTAGTAAAAGCAATGGTTATATAAGTAATATATCCCCCTCTACTATCCAAAGAGAAACTATAGCAGAACTCATTTACCACCTTTGTAAGTTGTTTTAATTGTAACCACTCCCGGTCGCTTTCCTTAAGTTTTGATACTGACCTGTGTTTTAGTTTTATCCTTACTGAGTATATTATCTCTGCCATTAATGCAGTATCCCCTTTAGTAGAACTAATGGTTCTATTAGCATCCTTCTTAAGCTTTTCATTGGTGATTGTTACACCCCGATTATCGCAGGAATATCTCCTAAGCTCTTGGGTTACCCTTGTGATATCTATATCATCTAAGTCTGGGAAGAACTCTTTTAGTACCCAGGATAAATCTGAACGCTTCACATGTATGGATGGGTCTCTCTTCATAAATTATTTTTTAATTGAATTATCTGTTGCCTGTTTAAATACCTTGATTGATATACTAATTTCATGGTTTTCCTTTTACCTAAAGAGTTCGGGTCTTCTCCATCTGGCAGAAAGATAACTTTTACTTTCTTAAAATCCACAAGGCTCAATGCTAGGTTAATGGCCTTATCCTTTGCATCTGGGTCTAATACAATTATCAACCTTTCAACTGGTGATTTGATAACATCATTTAATTGATACCTTGAGATATGCTTACCTCCAGAAGCTATTGCCATATCACCAAGTGTTTCTGCATTGAAGGCTCCCTCAGTTACATATACTTGTTTATACATGAAGAGGGCATCTCGGTTATACCATAGTGCGGATTTACCAACTCCAGAGTCATCTATATTTGGATTGTTATACCGGGGTCCATAGGACATAAAATTACGGGCATTGTAGTAAACTAATTTACCTTCAATGTAAAAAGGGATTATAACATACCCAAACATCTCTGGATTGTTACTGCAATAGCCCCAGCCCTTACTTGCCATCCTGTTAATGCTAAAGCCTCTACCCTTGATATATGACCTACAAGATTTAGCTAATTGGGAATTGCCATCATCCAGTAACTTAAATCCTTCTGGTAATTGGAAGCCTTCCTTATGTCCCCTTAGTTCTATCTTCTCTTCCCTAAATTCAAAGTCATCGAAGTTACCTGACTCAAGTAATTTGTATACTTGTTGCATGGTATCAAAGTTCTCTAACTCTTTTACCACTTCAATTGGAGGCTTCTTATAACCACATACAAAACAATTGGTACGGTTCCTTGATATGTTTACACCATATTTCAGTTCCTTGTTACAGAATGGGCAATCTGACTTCATCCAACCATGTTTATAATCGGAAGAGCCTATCTTCTTTATGAAGTAGGCTTTCAGTTTGCTTTTGAATTGTAGGGTGAATGACATATTAAATATCTCCTGTGTTTCTTATTTTAGATTGGGATGCGTTTGGGTTTTTCTTTTTGTTACTGAACTCATTGTCTAGTTTACTACCATACTCCTTATCGTATAACTCCCTTTGCTGTTTACTGAACTCATTCATCCTTTGGCATTCTACATTGATATTGAATAGAGACCTTCCGTATGGTTTACCATCCCTCTGTACCACTAATTCCATTCTCTGTATATTGTTCTTCTCTTCATCATCAGTACTATTCAATCCCCAGATAGCTTCCGCATTACGTATGATGGATATTGCAGAGGCAATGTCATTCTCCTCATATTTAGTACTCTTATGTTTAGAGCCTTCCCTGGTTACATGATTAGCAGTCCAGATATGTTCAATGTCTTTCCTATGACCCAGGTTCTGTAGTTCTACATATACATTAAATAACCTGTCATTATCATCCTTGTCTTTTGGGAGTGATGCTAGTTTAGCTGCATAATCGACCACTAATACATTTACCTTTATACCATACTTCTTTTCTACCTCATCTATAATGGCCTCTATCGTGTTGCAGTCATCCATCATAGCACTAACCCTTTCAACCACAAATTCAACCTTCAGCCTTTTGTACTTACGTAAATGTTTCTGTTCCAGTTTATCGAATTCACCAGACATTAAATCCCTCTTGGTTTTATTCAGAGTGGATTGAGTGATACGTCCCATGATTTCATTTTTACCATTCTCAGTATCTATATATAATACATTTTTCTGCATTCTCAGATAACCTCTAGCGGCGTTTACCAAGGTGAATGTCTTTCTAGCTTTCGCTTTATCCAGGATAACTATTACAGAACCCTTTGGATAGCCACCACCATTGGTTGATTCATTGATTTGCCTGAAAGGAGTTGGGATAACGGATGGATTAGCCTGACGTTGAAACTGTCTTTCTACCACATCTTTTACTAAAAGAGCTGGGGTATCTTTTGTTTTGGGTTGGGATTTTTGTATGATGGTATTTACCTTCCTGGAGAAATCCTCATACTGACTGAAGTTCTCTAAATCTAAACCTTCGGTTAGATTTTTCATTTCCACATAAGCGGAGAACTTATAAATGGTTTTCTTAATCTCATCAGCATCCTTGAGTGATTGGTTATATAGATTGTCCACCAGCTTGAATATAACTGGTATATCTTCTTTCATTACCAGGTCTACATAATCCTTTGAGGTTAGTATGTTGTTTATGTATTCCTTTAGTAGAGGTTTACTTGGTATGCGATTGTTCTTTTTGAAAAACTTATGGATGGCTTCAGCTATCAGGGAGTGCTCTATCAGGGTAAGATAAGCTGGCTTCACCCTGTTAAGTGATAAACCACCGTCGGGGTCCCGTAATATATACCGTAATACCTCTAACTGAAAATCAGTGGTGAATGAAAACTTTTCCTTGGTCCGTAACTTCATGGTTTTTAATTAATTATATTAAAGCTTTTATAAGTAGTCCAACTCAAACTATGAGGAGTATTATCTAGCTAGAGCTATTATTTCACCACATGGCAAAGTTTTTTACTTATAATACTTATTATATCAAAAAATTGTATTATATTTGCATTGAATTTTAAAATAATATATAGCTCATGAACAAAGAAGGTGGCAGTGAACTGCATAGGCTTAAGACAATGGATGAATACGATGAACGGTTGTTCAACAAATTATATCGTAAATTAAAACCCTTGGTAAAGAAACTGGCTAGAAACGTTGATGCAAGAAGGTATAACGTTAGCCCCGATATTATACAATCATATTTCTGGGACAAGTTCCTATACGTATTTAATAAATACCAATCAGAATATGATGAGCAAAGGCTTCAAGCTACTTTAATAAATTCCCTTACCACATTTAAGAATAGGCTTTTACGAAAAGCTTATGGTGAACAATCAGAATACTACCAATCCTTAGTAAGCCTTGATGGATTATTTGATGATAATAAGGAAGATATCATGGATACTGATGAAAGGGAGAAAGCTAAGGAAAGGTTGGAATCCTTATATGCCTTCCTCAGAGCTAAGCTAAAGAGTGACAATTCTAAAATAAGCATAGTAATGTTGCTTGACTTCTTTGGTTTGGCTAGAACTAAAACAAATTCCAACTATATCAGTACCCTCAGGAAGGAGATAGATTTATGGACAAAAAAAGCAGGAGAGGAACTAAAATAGCCCACTCCTGCTTCCGCCCCACTAAACAACAAAACACAACTTCTATATTTTTATATCACTTTGATAATTAAAGGCATGGCCATGAATGGTGGCCTGTTTTCGTGAGCAGCACCCCCACCGGTTAATTCTAATGATGTGCCCCATTCCTGTTCACTAGTATTTGAATTACCATCGGTAACCGAACCATCATATGTACCCTCTACATCTGAAGTTTTAATGCGGTGAGTATGTGAAGGCATCTCACCTATAGTTAAGATATGAGTTCTCTCTCCGCCAGTTGTACCAGTAGCATAATCCTCACCGGTATTGGCAAGGAACAGTTGATTAGCTCCGGGTATGGTTACCCCATTATATGTCTTCCCAGTGAAGTCTACATAGTAATCATATATACCAGTTGATACTTGTACTCTAGTTAATGTTAAACCTAATGCTGAAGTACCAGACCCAGCTGGGTATTTAGCATTGAAACCAGCCAGGATTTGTGTTTCAAATGCACTCTTAGTAACTGTACCTATTGGAGTACCACCATATTTAACATAGTAGGTTATATCCGTATCACTACCTTGTCCAACATACCATTTACCACAATATAACCAACCAGCTGGGATATCCTGTAATAGGTTACCATACCAATGTTGAGTTGAACATTTGGGTACTTGATGCTTAGCTGATTCGGCCAATGATTCAGCTACGGATGATAATAAATCATCAATACTATCCCCTAATTCATCAATCCTATCAACCGCATTATCCCACATCCACTTTGGAATTAGCTTTGGTTGTGGCCATTGATAGTGATAGGGGTTTATCATTCTGTGTCCACCAGCACCCAGGAATACTATGGCCAATCCAACTATTACCTCACTAGCCGGAACTAGTCCCGATAGTGCAGCATGATTAAACCATGAGTACATTGTTGGATATATCAAATCAGCTTCAACTATGCTTGTGTCAGCAGGATATATGGCATCTTCGAGTTTATTAGCTGTGGTATTTATAATTGCCCGGAATGATGTAGCTACCTGTAAGGATTCATCCTCAACATATAAATGAGAAGCTATTATGATAACCTCCCTATATGGTAGGTTAGTAACTGCCTCTATAAACTCTGTACCCAGGTTCATGTCCACATTTGGTATTAATACTTCCTCATCAAACTTAGTTAGTATACCATCTGGAGTAACCAGGCAACCACTTAATGGTTGTACTACATTGGATTTATCAGTAATGTAGGTGTGCCTGTATCGGGGCCTTAGTGTGTCTTGTAACCTCAACTCATACTTACCATCAGCTGTTTTTGATTTTACTGATACTAAGTTCAGCCCATATTGGGGCCCTATGCCCATTACCAATGCCTGAGCTTCCATTAGTTTCTTTGAGCCAACCGGAGCTTTCCAATCGGTGTATCTTTCTTGTGCCATGTTATTTTTTAATTTAGAAATTTAGAATGAATGGGAATGTGTATGGGAAGCCAGTGGATACTACCACTCCATCTACGGTAAATGTCACGTTACCAACACCAAAGGGTACTATGTGAATTGGCCTGAACCTATTGAGTAATTTATACAACCTTAACCTGAAAGGCTGGTGATCTTTTAATTCAAGTGGGATGCTGATGGTCAGCCTTATGTTTATACATGTTACCCCAATGCTGGATTCATCATAGGTAACCGTAGAGTCATATATGAGGCTGTTATCATATTGGGGTACATAATTACCAGAAGCTAATTGGGATTCTGGGTTAATAAAATCCCCAGTTGGATCCCTTACTATGCAATCATAATTATAGAACCTAAGCAAAGCTGGGTAAAAGTCTAGAGTCCCCCTTATCTTATAAAGGGATATTATGTGCTTTATTAAGTCCCTATATCTAGCACGGGGTTTTTCATTATCCTCATAAGTGGTTATTCCCTTACCACCATACAGAGATATATTGTTCTCAATAATGGTACCATAGGAGTAGGGTACTGAACCAAGATATTCCCAAATGAGGTTTAATAGCTTTAGGTCTAGTGTATCTACATCTATTAGAGTATCTAATAGAACATCCACTGGTTGCTTTATCTCTTCATAGAAGTACTCCCCAATTACTGATAAGAACCTTTCCAGTATTCCCTTACCCCCGGCATCCCGGTAGGTATCATTATCCTGGTAATATGGTGGGAGTAATTCTATGGGTTTCTTTATATCAATCATATCTTCTCAATTATTGATAGGGTTATTTGACTGTTAGCTTTGAATAGGGGTATGGCTAATTCTGGGGATACCTGGTCTACTTTGTTTTTCAGTAAACTTATCTTCCATATATTACCATTCACATATTCTCCACTTAGACTTGGTAGTATACGTATCAACCAGTTATCTCCAGAATTAGTTAAGGTTTTCCAATTAGAATTTGTCCCAGCGTATGGTATGGTCTCACCGGTTAACTGACCACTTATGGTAATAAGTTCGAAGTAACCTGAGGGTTGATTGTACCTTAGTAAATAGGAGATATCAGCATTGATACTTACTATGTTTATATCAAAGTTCAGACTTACAGCACCAGAGTAAGCTATTGGTACAGGCTTCAAGAACAGATTATCAATGTTAAGGTAATCTACCATTGATAGACTTTCTATGAAGGCATACAGTTCTGATAACCTTACTGGTTTACCAATGTCGCTATTGTTGTAATCAAACCTACTGATAAGGCCATTGGTAACCTGTTTGTAAATATCATTGGATTTGAATGAGGGGTTACCAGATACTGTTGCAGATATGAATATGAGTGACTCATTGGCTGGTATTACATCCAGGCTAGTACCAAGTACTTTCTTAGTAAGTAATTTATCCCTTACTGATATAAGTAACTCTTGGCTGGCAATCCCCCCACCATCTGGTGTTATATATACTGATACGTTTTTGCCACATTCTTGTTTTACGTATGCCTTGTCTACTCCGGGTAGTGTCTTGGCTACTGAGATATAATCTTCCTCTGATATAGCTACACCCAATGACCTGAGGTGCAATGGGATGTGTTCCTTTAGCATATTGAAATCCTCATAATCAGTACCCGCTGAGGCTTTCTCCCTATTTATACAAATCAGATTAATTCCTTGGGTTGATATGCCTACCGGAAGAGAGGTGATGGTACCTGGTTCTATGTTACCATAGCTACCTTTGGTAGTAGCATAACTACCTATAACACTACAACCAATATCTGGCTTCTTACCAAGATTACCATTACCGAATACTATCCAAGGCTCCTGGTCCTGGTCCAGTACTACCTTGTAGTGGCAATCGGTTGGTTTACTGTATGCAAAGGTTTCTACTAATTTCCAGGATGTGGTAACTCCAGTTAATACCATCCTTAATGACATAGAGCCTTCACAATAATAATTGCCTTGCCCAAGTTCACCTAATGTGATATTGACATCCTCACTTGCAACATTACCAAAGCTTACATCCAATACATATTCTAGTTGAGTTGCACTTATATTTATAGCATACGTACCTTTTGCCCATAAGAAACTTCTAGTGGTTATAAATACCAGCCCAATAGTAGAAGTAAATTCTGTACCCACTGGGATATTTATATCATTAGTTGTTATTAGGCCATCTGATGTGTATATTAATATATCCACTGATGCCGGGTTAGCACTTTTGATATTATAATCGATTAGTTTAGCATGCCTAATCAGTGAAGAGTATTTCCTAGCTGATACAAAGAAGGTTTCCCTGGAAACGTTATCTATGTAGTAATGCAATATCTCGGCTATAGCAGCAAAGATGGAAATCAGCCTTATGAATATATTAGACTCGCTGAAGTTGGTTATCTCAGGTACTTTTAATTTAAGCTTTTCGATTAGCTTATTCTTTATATCTGAGAATGACCTTTCGAATGGACTAAGCCATGGATTATTTACTGACATACCTTTACTTGTTTATGTTTATGTTTACTGGCTCTATTTTATCTCCACTTAGTAGGGTGGCTTCTATTAAGATATTAATCTTCTCTTGGTTAGCTTTTACAGTAATGTTGCTTGAATTTATTTTCTGTAACCGATTTTCATTGTTGTTGATATACTCTACACAGAAGCTCTTGGCTAATTGTATAAGTACTTCATTGTTTGGCTCTTCTAATAACTCAAATAGCCTGTGGCCAATTCCCTCTTGCCTTATCATGGTACCAATGGAGTGGGCTAGTAACCCGGTTAAGTCTGAGTTTAGTATAACCATATCCCCATCTAGGGTTCCCCAATACCTATTGCCCTGGCTATCAATATCTAAAGCTATTGGGAATACGGGGCCTCTACCAATTATATCTATGTAATTCATTGTAGTATCTTGTTGTTTGATATTTCATCTTCTGTTGTTTCTATTATTGGTGTAGTGACTGACCAGTTAACTACTGGTTGAAAAGTTGGGACTAAAGCTACCACGCCAGGTGCTGCTACCTTCATTGCATTTTTAAGAGAGTTGATATCCTTTTCCAGATTGTTCAGTTTTGTTTTTAGTACACTGGATAAGGGTAAACCCTCTTCCCCATCATTGAAGGTTATGGTTCCATCTGAGTTTATTAATACATCCTTCTTTGTCTGAAGTGTGACTAGCTCAGTATCTACTGTTAGGCTTAAGGTTACCTCCTCATCTTTAGTGGGGTCAGTTATAACCACATTGAGTTCTCCAGTTTCCTCATCCAAGGTTATCAGATGCCCCCTTTTAGATTTGAAGCCCATTACACTGTTTGATTTAAGTTCATCTGGTACCTCATTTGTACCCCAGCCATGGTAGCTCCATAGAGGATAGTTTGGGTCCCCCTGAATGAACTCTATGTATACTACCTGACCTATTGATGGGGTGAACCATTTGAAGCCTGAGTCTAAGCTACCATCCTGGCCTTTGGGGTAAGCTAGTATGGGAGTACGTGATATTGATGGTATGGTTATACTTAATCGGTTTTGCCCATCCTCGGTATTATCTACCACTATACCTCGGTAGTTCCCATAATACCTACCCAATACTTCTAGCCCTTTTTGTATTATTAAATCTACTAAACTCATTGTTTGGGTTTTAAAAGTTCTTGTGCTTGTTTCTTTAGCTTCTCTCGGCTCTTATTTATATTTACGGAATTAGCTTGGTACACTGGGATTGGGAAATCAGTTTTACCAGTATACATACCATAAGAGTCTGGGATAATAGCACCGAATGAGGCATCTGGTGATACCTTTCTACCTGCAGCTTCTTCATTCTTCCTAAACTCTTCCACTGAGTTCTTGATTATGGTGTCAAGGTTGATACCAGCTTTATCCCTTTCGGTATGGGCCTGTGCTAGTTTAGCTAGCTTAGCATATACACCTTTCATGTTAGAATTAGATACTACGGTATTAGTTACTATGGTACTACCCTTTTTTATGATTTGACCCTCACAGAAATAACCAGAAGCATCTACTCGATGTTTGATATTCTTTATGAACCAATCCCCCGAGTACCTTGCTGATACATTATCTATTTGGATAATCTTCTCACCTCCAATTTCTGGGTGACCAATTATACGGAATGTACCAGTTATCTCTTCCTGAAAAGATTTAACTACTTCATTCATACTAGCTGGGGGTTGTATAGAGGTTAACATTCTTGCACCATCAATTGGTACTTCAACTTCTACATATTCAGCTATCTGTACCATGCCACCACCACCACCAACATTAGCTTCTGGGCCATACCCATCTATACTTGTGCTTGGTCGGCTTTCCCGGTTGGGTTCTACAATCCTTATATTGGGTTGGCTCTTCAAGTATGAATAACCAAGTTCCCATCGGTTATAGTAATTACTACTACCAGTACTTGATATGTCTTTGGTTACAGCATCATCAACACCTCTTGTACCCATTGCATTTTGCCAATAACTTGTGGGGTTTACCCATTTGGTTACCCAGGTTTTTCTCTTTACGATAAACTTACCTAAGTCACCAACATCAAGGATATCAACCAAAGCATTAGCATCACCATTCTTTATCTTACTCATTAAATCAGTATACTTCTTTCTAAGCTCTGATAGGTATTTCTCACTGTCTTCCTTTGATGGCTTGTAGTTTAGGTCAATGTTTTTGTTCTGTGCCTTTACTACCTCTGGTGTTTGTGCATGGATTATTTTCTTACCAGATTTAGTTACCTCACCACTAGCCGAGTTTATATCACCATTATTTATGGGCTGCCTTAGCATTGGCTTGAAATACCTTTTACCATTTACAGTAACAGACTCTGGTTGATTTAAGCCAGGAGTGTTTACACCTGGGGAGGTGGTTTCTTTAGAAGTAGCCTGAGTACTTACAGTGGTTACTGTTTTATCATCGGGGTTTACATCTGAAGAAGTAGTGGCATCTAAGGTCTTTTCAGTACGTGTTGTCCGGGCATTGAATGATAGTAATTCTCCATGTCCCTCTCGGAATGTGAATTTAGCTATTGGTTTCTGATTGTAATTACGGTTCTTAATTGTAAGTTCTCCATCCCTACCTTGTACTGTCCAGGGTCCACCATCGAGGTTTCCCAGGGATTTCTTTAGTTGGGTTAGCATGTTACCACCACCATTGGTCATAAACTTATAACCAACTACTTCCTTTGTAGGTAAGTCTAGTGTATAATGTTTACCACGTATGATTGATTTTTCGCCCTTTAAATATGAGCCACCGGTTAGTACGATCACATCTGGTTCTATTAAATCTGTGCTGGTATCTGGAGGAGACTTTAACCCCATGAAGGCTAAAGCTAATTCGTCTTGGTCTGCCATGTTATCTATCTTCTATAGGTGCATATCTGTCTATATCCCATGTTGCTACTGTGTTACCAATTTGTAGTTTACCAATCAACCTGTAGTCTAATATCTTTGCGTATGGTACATCGGCAAGGTTATTGCCAAGCCATTTCTCAAAGTCATCATTAGCCACTGTGGAGGATTGCCCTTTTAGTAAGGATAGTAAGTCTGAGCATTTTATGGTTAACCTTATTCCATTCTCATTACCATCCCATTCAACATCTCTAATAATAACTCTTCTTACAGGGCTAACATTATATGTACCATCTGGTAGGATATAACCCCATTGTAAAATCAATGGCATCTTATCACCAAATTCTGGTTGGTCTAGTAAATCAATGTTGTCGGTTTCTATAACTATTTCCGCCTTATCACCATCCTCTTCATCATATTCATAAGTAAAGAAAACTACCAACATTCCTATTGGTAGATTATTCTTACCATCTATGATAGCTTGTTTCTTTCCATCGAAGATTGAAACGTATGGTGTGCCCTGTCCTTCGGTTAGGATTTGTTTACTTTCCTCCATAAGGTATGAGTAATGATAAGCCGGGTGTTACTTCTTCAGTGATATCATATATACTGTTTACATCGGCAATGTTTCCCCAGAAGCCAGAGTCACCATAATACTTATGGGCTATGGATAATAGGGTTTCACCTTCCAGTACTACATGAGTTTTATCTAGTTCCGATTTTACATGCTGATATGGAATCCTCTCCAATGAGATGTCCCCTTCAGGGTATGATAAACCATAGGAATCAGAGAATGGATTTATTTTTGACATATTAGCCTATTTTTATTCCTGGTGTTTGTGATAATTTTGTGCTTGGTATTATGGTCTCAGTACTGGTGTTATCCTGGGTTATTTTCTTAAATACTAGAGCTTGGGTTGCATGGTTGGGAAGTAATTTAGCATCTATTATCTTGGAATCTCTAGAATGCCTAAAAGAGTTCTGGAAATTACCCAATTTATACTTTGCTGAATGCAATATAAAAGTTTGCCCCTCAAATAAGCCAGACTTACCCCAAACTATTTCGATAACTGGTGGTGATGCTTTATACCCATCAGCCTTAGTCCAGGATTCTAATAACTTACATTTATTAATAACGTCTTCTCGGTTATCCCCATTATTAGAGTACCAGGATATATCGAATGATATGGTATCTTCCGAACCCGTGAATACATAGAATGGATTATTCCTGCCAATGGATTTAACCACAGCCCAGGAGGATTCTGGGTTACATTCAATTTCAGAAGGCATGCCCTGTATGGTTAATTTAATGTAGGGGCTAGCACTCTTATTTACCAGATGAATGTTATTATCAGTTATCTGAGATATGGTCCTTTGGTTTACATTGTTGGGTATCTCTTCAGTAGCATCTGAGTACCTAGAGGTTTTCCTTTGCTTAAGGTTTATTGTGGTAACCTCTAATGAGATTTGGCCTTCATCCTTAACCAATGGGGTTTTCTCTCTGGCTATGAGTACTGGGTTATTTACTTCCCGGTTCATTTTAGTCAGTTTGGTATTCTTTATCCACTCAACTGATACTGGGGGTGGCTCCTGGTCCATGAATGAGGTGGCCCGGTTTAGTAAAATCTTAGCCCTACCAACTTTGTTTAATACTCCAACTGTTATGGGTATAACATCTGGGTCAGTGGTTATTTGCTGTATCTTTTTTAGTATACTGCCCCTTACTTGTGAAGCTGCCCTGTTCTGAATTAAATCCTGGTAGTTATTCAGAGAGGGTGCTTCCTTGTTATCTTGATAATATCCTTTTAGTCTTGCCATGATTATTTACCCGCTGCGTTTACTGTCTCTTCAATTAAGGTGTCTTTCACTATTTTCTTGATTACCTGTTTACCATCCATGTTTATTACAACGGTATAAGCTGGTTTAACATTACTCTTAAGGCTATTGGTTAAGTCCTGTAGAGCACTTATCATTAGTATGAGTTGTTCCTCACCTGTTAAACCCTTGTTTTTTCTACGTTCCTCAGCTAATTTTTGTCTCTCTATATCTGTAGAGGCTTTAACTGCATTAGTGTTATCCTTGCTAGATGATATCCATTCTGATACCTTGGTGATTAATGGTGGTAATAACATTGTACCGGCTATTAGGGCTAATCCTAATGGGCCCCCAAGTAAAGCTGTTAAACCAGTTAAACCTTTACCAAGTAAACCAACCACTCCTCTTGTACCTAACATATTGCCCATGGTACGAGGTGGATATGGGGCAGAACCAGGTCCAGCATTTAAGAATTGCCTTCTTACACCAACCAAGGCACCCCTGTGGGTTGTACGAGTTACACCCCCATTAGCATCCCTCATAAAGTATCTGGTTCTTGCACCCTGGCCAGTTACCAGCATACCATTTTGCCAAGTACCTCGGTTAGCAGTTGCCATTGCCATTGCACCATGTGCTTGTTGGCTGGCTGCTCTACGTGTTGCAGCAGCAGCACCTATACCGAAAGCTGAGGCACCATTAGCAAATATACCAGCTCTTTGTTGGGTTATTATACCACCTTGCATGGAAGCATACTGAGCAGCTGATATTGTAGCACCCCTCCAGCCAGCTTGCATTACTGTGAACATATTCCTTAATGAAACAAGAGAGTCATTGAAGGTTAGTTTCCAGCTTGCTCTTAATGCTAACAAACCTAACCTTACTGTAGCTATTACAGTGGCTAGTGTTATGAATGAAACAATTAGGTAACCTATTACTGGTGCACCCACTATTGCTCTGATTATTTCAAGGATTGTACCAACAGCTTGGAACATTGGAGTTAGCAATGGAGCTATGGTAGAGGTATAAGTAGTTTGTAAGTTTTCAAAGGTAGAACTCATGGTTTCTATTGCTCCGGCAATAGTTCCCATCCTTTGTTCCATGATGGATTGAGCTCTTCCCTGTGAACCAGTTTGTAATTCCTTTAATAGGTCTCGGTAGTTATCTACTGACCTCATCATTACAGTTGCACCACGTTCACCACGTACACCAAAGATATCAACCAGCTTGTTCATCCTAGTGGTATCACCCATGCCTTTTGTGGCCTCTGATACCCTTACCATGGCTTCCCCTAAATCTATCAGTCTACCTTCAGCATCGATAAAATCCTTTTTACCTAAACCCATACTACTTAATGCTTTGTAGCCCTTATTGTTAGAGTCCTCTATGGAACGGGTTAAGTACCGGTAAGCATTTGATACTGCTGTACCAGCCATTGAACCCTGGAGACCAGCATTACCGAGAATACCAGAGAAGGCAATAATTTGTTCTAGTGAAGCACCCAGGTTAACTCCAGTGGTACCAGCATATTTGATAGTCTCGGCTAAGTCCATCAGGGACATGTTAGCCCTGGTTACCCCAGTGGTAAGTAAGTCAGCTACCCTTGCTGCAGATTCCTTGGATGAGGGTATCTGGAACATCTTCATGATGTTCGTCATTAAGTCGGCAGCTCCCCCTTTACCTCCCAGGTCATGTTTAACAGCACCAGCTAAGTAGGCAGCTCCTGCAATGTTATCCTTGATTTCCTTGGTAGACATACCCGCCATAGCAAAGTATTGCATACCTGAGGCAATGTCTTGAGAAGAGAACATAGTTTCCTTACCAAGAGACTGGGCCATTTTAAATAATTCCTCAATGGTGGTGCCATCCTTTTTAGCAATAGCACCAACCTGAGTCATGGTATCAATGAAATTAGCACCTTGTTTAACGGCTCCCCATAGTCCAACTGTTACTGCTGCACCAATAGCTGCACCTTGAGAAGCCATATCCCTTACGGCATTTAAGTTAGCATTGGTAGCTATCTTGGCTTCTTGATGTAATCTTCTTATTTGTGTTGAGGCTTCTCTGGCTTGATTAGAGAATCTGTCTTGCAATACAAGGGCTATACCAATTTGTAATTGGCCACTGTTTGGGCTTCCGCTAGTAAACATTATTTATATTTTATTAGAATAATGAGGGTGGTAATGGGTTTTTCTTCAAATGCTGGTAATACTCTTCAGCTAGCTTAATGAATTTTTTCCTCTTTGAAAGGGGGAGTTTATATAGGCAAAGGTAATCAACCATTACCTTTGCTCTATGTATGTAAGCTAAGTCTTCTTCTACATCTCCCCCAGATAGAAAAAATCTGGGAGTGACATAATGTTGAGGTATGCTACCTGGCCATTTGTGGGATTTTCTACTTCAGTTTTTGCATAGAATGGTGGGTCTGCCTTTTTTACGAAGTTACGTATTTCTTGCATATCCCTTGTGGTGAACAAGTTGAACCTGTTTACTTTTACCCAAGCATTATCGGTCTCTACATATAACCTTAGATTCCTTACTATAAGTTCAGAGTTTTTAGTTTTCTCATTCTCTGGGATGTTAACCAATTGTCCTTCTGACCTACCAGTTAACAAATCAATCATGATACGCTTGCCTGAATTTAATGTTAGTTCCAGGTCCTGGGTTTTGTCCACACTGTAGTGGGGTAAGGCATCAGGTTTCTGTTCCCGTATTTCTGCAGTTGCCTCAATAGAATAATCTAATAGGTAGTCATTGATGTCTACTTCGTAATCCCTTGGACCTCCATCATCCTTAGACCATTCATATTTAAACTCTAGTATGTCACCCAATGAGTTGATACGTGAGTTTAATAAGATACAGTACCTGTCCAGGGTTGGAAGGTTGTGTGCTTCATCTGGGGTAAGTTTACCCTTGGTGTTTACATCTGTGCCAATTACTATACCTGCAATGAACTTAGAAATGTTCATCAGGTTCTTGGCATCCATTGGGTTAGATAATACATCATCATCTTCACCATTTTGTTCTCTTAACGTATAGCTACTTCCTGAAGGAGCTATGAATGTTACTGTCTTTCCGTTCAATAAAATTGAATCCATGTTGTTGTGTTGTTTTTTGAGGTTATTAAAAAAAGAGGGGGACATATCACTATACCCCCCTCTTCATTGTTTTCTAAATACTATATTTTTTCGCAGGTACCAACTGAAAACTCAAGGCCTTCTATGGTGTTGTCAGAACTCATCCTTTCAAGTGGCTGGCCGTTTACTTTTGTGGGCCAAACTTCCCGGCAATACCATTGGTTTAATACTGATGTACCATCTCCACCAAGTAACATATCCTGGCAAGACATTAACCAATCCCACATGTAAGTATCAGAGCCTGAGGTAGTTTCCAGTTTTTCTGCATTCATGTTTCCTACTGAAACTCTACCGGCTGTTTTTACATCTCGGTTTACATCACCATGACTTACTTGTTCGATAGATACCTCTGGTAAATCTACCTTCTGAAATAAGTAGGGAGATATTGGTTTCCCAACGAACTCGATTGACCAAAGGAATTTCTTTCTTGGGTTCTTTATTTTTGCACTTCCCATTTTATTTTATGTTTACTTGGTTATTAACTGTGTCTATCTCCAAATCGAATGTGATTTCCTGTAAAGCGATAACATCCTTGAATGTCAGTTTAGCTTTATATTTACCCATTCTTACTTCTGCCTCAGTGTTATAGGTTAACTGGGATAAAGAAGTAGCATCCTGGTCACCAGTGTATACTGGGTCGGTAATGCCATTTCTTTGTACCAAGTTATCAACTATAAGCATGATGTTACGGTGTATTCCCCTCCATGTGGTAGGCACATTGGGTTCTTCTAGTGCAGCTTCAAGTATTGGCCTGAATTGTTTCTTCATGTAAAGTATTAACCTTACTACACCAAGATATCGGAATGAATCCGTTTTTAATGATGAGGTGAAGTTATGTACCAACATTACTTGTTTACCAAAGCTACTTGTGTCCTTAATTACTGCCATGTTTACCTTAGCATTAGCCAGGGTATTAAGCTTGTTGTAGTTAGATGGAGCACCATAGTTTGGTGAAACTGTTCCTTTTGCATTTACCACCATACCCCTGTTCTGACCAGAGAAATGATACCAGGGGCCGTAAGTAGATGATGATGTGTCACCCAGTGCTAATACAGTACCCAGGTTAGCAGCATCAGTTACAAAGCCCTGATTGTTGTTATATTTATAACCACCGGCAAAGTATGCAATATACTTAGAGTAACCTAAATTACCAACCATGCTGTTTACCCAAGATATAATATCTTCGTCATCCTTAGATACACCAGACTCATTGTACAATGGTACATCAACATATAATACAAATTCACCAAGTTCATTTGCACTATCTCCCACATAGGTGTAGAGTTCAGTTAAGTCGCTTGCATCAAGGTTCTGGTTTACATGGGATATACCCAATTGATAAGCGTCTGAGTGATCCTTAGTTGCATCATACCCAGCTTTCCAATCAGCTAAGGTGGGAACTCCACCAATGGTACCAATATCGAATATTGTAGCATAGCTATCTCCAGTTCCCATTACTAATTTAGATACAGGGCTGATGATACTACCGGTTGACCATTGGTT